CCAGTGTTCATCTCAACCAACTTCAAGAACCTCGGTGCCATCATCACCCCAGCCGCAACTCAGGCGCAGCGCGCCACTGCGGCACTTGATGCTCTCGCGGCTTGCGAAGACTTCATGGTCTACCTCCAGACCATCAACGCGCCAACCGATGGCGTTTACCTCGCGGTAACCCCACGTACCTTCCAGGACATCCGCGCCCTTGGCGTTGCTCGTTCTGAAGCCGTTGCGCAGAACTCCCAGCCAATGTTTGCTGGTGTTGCCGACGCGGGTGGTCTTGGTGCAGCTCTTGGCAACGGCCTTGCCAAGCTCACCGACACCCTCGAGTACATGGGTGTTCGCATCATCAAGAGCAACCACCTCCCAGTCAGCGACTTCGATGTCAACACCGTTGGCGAAGCTCGCTACAACCTCCCCTTCGATCACGCTGGTATCGTCGGCCTACTGTTCCAGTCTGGCTGCGTTGCCTCGCTCAAGCTCCAGGGTCTCAAGGTCGATACTGTTGATGACATTCGTCGCAACACGACCTTCACCGTGGCCAGCATGATGGGTGGTACTGGCGTTCTCCGTCCAGAGCTAGCCGCCGTTCTCGTTGGTCAATCGACCCAGAACACCGACAGCGATGGTTCTTGGGCACAGGCTGGTGGCTTCCTCTTCAACTCGTCCAACGCAATCTTTGCGCAGGTCGACGCTGCTGGCGTTGGTGGCGCAGAGGCTGCAATGGCTCGCGCTCAGCTCCGCATCACTCTCGGCATGACCCGCGAGTGCCTCGCTACCGCTTCTGGTGGATTCCCCTACGCCTAATTAATAGGTGTAGCTGGATCGTGATTCTTTCGATTGATTTCGTAAAGACTCTAGCCAGAAAGGTTGCGGTGATCACGCATCTCCTCCTTGACATTACGTCACGGTTGTACGCCTTCTCCTCCTTAACTGGGGGAGAAGGTATTTTTTTTATCCCCAAACAGAAAGGAATCATCTATGGGATATTTATCAAGACTAGACGCAGTTAATATGATGATGCTATCTGCGGGGGAAAGCTTGGTTGCTGACCTTCAGGAAGCATCAGGCATCGATACAGGTATTGCCGAGTTCCTACTCGACCAAGCAAGCCTAGAGCAACAGCTACGGGGTGTTGCTGAAAACAAGTATACAAAAACACTGTCGCCAGACAACAATGGTCATATCCTACTTGGATATCCCAATAATGACTACGAGGGTGTTCTTGAGGCTGTGCTGCTATCGACGCATAAGGACGAGGACGGCAATGTAATTGTCGGTCGCGTCTCACAAGACAATCCCCCAAGACTATACAACATGAACGAAGACACCGATAAGTGGGACGATACTGAAGAGTATGTTGTCTCAATTACCGCAATGCTTCGCTGGGAACAACTCGATACAACCACACAAAGATCCGTGCTGGCTTCAGCGATGCGGAAGTATCAAATGATGACTCAAGGAGACCGTGCAATGGATCAACTCCTCGCTCAGGACGAAGCTATAAGCAAGGTCAAATCAAAGGCAAACGACATGAATGACAAGAATCGCAATGTATTGTCGCGGTATCCTGGTATATTCAGAATGGGATATCTAAACGATGTCCGTAGTCGCAGAGGCGGTACCTAATGGCTGAGCCAAGAATCATCCCCATCTATACCCTTAGTGGTGGTGTATCGCGTCAGCCAGCTTCGAAGAGAACTCCATATCAAGCCGAGAACCTGGACAACTGCATGTTGTCGTTGGAAAGATCAGTGGAAAAGAGACCAGGATTCTCAATGCTTCCTGGAACAAGCACCTATGATCTATCGTTTCTACCCAACACGGCAGATCCACACTTTACTTGGTATCAATTGGATAGAAACAATCGATACCTGATTATTGTGGACCGAAACGCAACAGGTGCCGCTAGTAAACTGATCTATGCCATGCAGGTAACTGAAACTGGCTGGATCAACAAGACATCAGAAGTTCAGTGGGATCCAGACGATCCTGCGCTGGAGTGGGATGGTATCACACCATCCACTATTCCAGTTGACGATGTTCGGTTTCCCATCTATGACTTGGCAACAAGAAGTAGTGGTGGAACAATCCACGAAAAGTACGAAACCCTATTGAGCGGCGGTACTGTCAAGCTAGACTCGCGTCAGTATCTAACGTTTGGCGCAGGAAAGCCACGGGAAGTTCTGAAGTCGCTGCAGATTGGTACCAATACCATCTACCTCAATACCAAGGTATACGCTGGATTTACCAGTGGAGTAAACGGATTCACCATCAACCTTGACGGAACCGAAACAGCCAACGCAGATACTCACGGAGGAAAGGTAACATACTTTACCAGCCTTCGCGTGGTTAAGACACTAGATGGTAGACTCTACCCAGAAACACATACACTACGGGAAGGTGAGGAATTTGATCCAGACTTTCCAGCTCAATTTATTCCCGTGGAAGACTATGTCTACGGTGACTTCGAGAAACCATGGCTGGGACAATCGGTAAGAAACTTCGGAGAACTTCGTTTTCCACCAGACAATAATGATTTCGTAGTGTTAAATAGCAATCTCGATGTTTCTCCTATAGATGAAACAGCCAGAGACATGCTTGATGCGTTCTACGACTCGAATACAGACTACCCAACCGTCCTAGATGGACGCGGTAAGATCTACTACTGCGATGCTCCATACCTATCGCTTGATGCTGGCTACTATAGGGTAATCTCACTTCCAGAGGGAGTAGACACCACAGTAGATGCAGCAACGGTAACTGGTACAGGTAAACCATATACCCAGAAGGTGCGTACACCAGACATTTGTTCCGTCGTTGATAAGAAGAGAATGCCACAGCGGCTTGTTCTTCGCAATGGCGCATTCATGCTGGAGACAATCAACTGGGCAACTAGAACTGTCGGAGATACGACAACAAACCCTGGCCCATCTCCATTCCTCACGGAAGAAGGGGATGCTAGACATGTTCAGATCACCTCGATAGCAAACTTTAGAGATCGTCTATTCTTCTCCTCTGGAGATGTAGTGTTCTCGTCCCAGTTGGGTGTTCTTGAGGATCTCTGGATTAAGGATCCATCAAACGTAACCGTATCGGATCCAATCGATGTTCGTGCAGCAAGCAATAGCTATGCTGAGATCACGGCAATGATTCCATTCGATATGTACCTCTTCATCAATACAAGAGGTGGTGTGCAATTTGAGTTGAAGGGTGACAACAACCTGATCTCTCCATTAACGGCAGAAATCTCAAGCACAACCTTCTATTCAACAGCTGATCTGATCGATCCGCTTACACTTGGTAGTCAGATCTATTTCTTTGATAAGCAGCGGCTATACATCTACCTGAATCAGGAAAGCCGCGAATTCAACACAGCTGTCGAACTGTCTAATACTGTTCGCGGTTATCTCCCAACTAACTATCAGGATGTAACTACGGCTGTATCGCAGAACTATCTTCTCGCAGTAGACGAAGATAACAAGAACAACATCTATCTGTATTGCAATCGCTTTGACGGCAATCAATTGATCCAGTCATCGTTCTGGAGATACATCCTAAACAGTGTCGATTCGGTGTACGGGATCAAGGCGTGGGATAACTATCTATATGCCGTTGTAAAGCGGGATTCAGAAGGTTCTTCCGCCTGGTATCTTATGAATACACTACTTGAGCAGGAAGATGTTTCTATTCCACGACTGGACAATAGAACACTTCTTACCGTAACAGATACCAACGCATCTGCGAGAGCCATTGAAACAACGCTACTGGTTCCATACATCATGGATGAACAGGATTGTTATGTGGTTCTATCGGAGGATTTCGGTGAGGATCTGGAATATTCTGTGTTTGCCGCAAGCAATACCCAGATCTCAGGTCTTAACACTGCCGTTACCTTCTCTGGTATCGACCTGACAGAGCATGTTGGAAAGCGTGTATATGTTGGAAACACCTATACAATGCGCATTGAACTTTCTCCTCAGTTTCTACGCACTCAAGATAGCAACATTGTCGAGGGTTCGCTAAACCTAAAGACTCTGCAGCTTCGTCACAGCAAGACTGGTACGTACCGTGTTGAGGTAACTAGACGGGGAAGAACAAATAAATTGGTATCTGAGTTTTCAGCCACCAATCTCGAGAATTCAGTCAATGTTCAGGAAGACGGTATCTTCGTTGCCAAGATTTTCGGACTAAGCGACACAACGCAAGTCGAAATCATCAACGATAAACTATCACCCTGTAATATTACGCAACTTGAATTCAAGGGAATCTTTAATAAGAACAACTCTTCACTGAGATAATCATGGCAACAAATCAAACGACAGTAACACTATCAACAGAGGCAACAATTGCCTTCTCTGGTGATGATTTGGTTCCTATCTCCTATTCTCCGCTCACTATGGTAAGCGGGGTTGACCAGCAGGAGCAGTTGCTTCTGTTCCGAAGCGAAATCGATACGGTATCGGGTTTAACCCTCTCCGCTAGAGAATACCGCGACATGGGTCAATTGGCCAGCGACTGGCTAACACTGGATGAGACCAACAGAACAATCACCGCCATCACCATCCCACCAGGTACTACCTTTACACGGGATGATGATTCAGTCATCACTCTTCCAGCCCTATCAGGCGGGGAAGCGGTGACCGTAAAGCGCATCAACATCGTAGCGGAACCTTATGTCACTTGGACAACTGGTTCTCGTATTACCGCTGATCAGCTCAACCTACAGACATCGCATCTTCTCGGCCTTATCCAGGAAGTCAAGAACACAGCTGACAATGCAATCATCAGAACAGACTTTGATGCGGTTGTAAATCCGCTAGTCGAGGATCTTGACGCTGGTGGAAGCAGTATCATCAACCTGGGAACACCAGTAGATGATGACGATGCGGCTACAAAGATCTATGTAGACGATGCAATTCTAGACAATGTAACCGATAAACTTGGAGCATTGAATGGTATTGCTACACTCAATTCCTCAGGAAAGCTGACAGCCGCTCAGGCACCAGGTCCACTTGGTTTGATGCCAAGTTCGTTCTTTTCGCAGGCGGCGGCTCCAACAAGAGGGAGCGGTGATGATGGTCTATTTGGTTGGGGTTCCCTTTGGTACAACCTTACAAACGGTAGACTATATGTCTATATTCCAGACGATAAGTTTGGAGCAGCCACAGAAGAAACGGACGCAGAGATTGGCTATTGGGTCGATGTCTCCGCTCCTGCACAATAAGGTAATACATGGCTATTAACTTTCCAAACTCCCCCTTAGACGGGGACACCCACACAGACGGTACAGTCCAGTGGCAGTTCAGTTCGTCAAATAAATCCTGGACCGTGATAACCACGGGAGACCCAGGTATTGACAACGGAACCGACCACGACAACGTCCTTGTTGGCCTTAATCGAATTACCGTAGGTCCTGATAGTTTCAATGTTCAGGTACCAGCTACTGGTCTTACCTACGATCCATCAACAAAACTTCTAAAGATAAATGCAAATTCCTCGCAAGCTAATAACCTGCTGGAACTACGAAGTAATACCGACGTTCTTTTCAACGGTTTCAACGAAAGAGGCGTATTACTAGAAGCGGGCATGGTGTTCTTCCAGGATACTACCCCATCTGTAAATGCCGCAGATACTGGTCAACTGTGGTTTGATACCACGATTGGTGCTACTTCGCTAAAGGTATGGAATGGAACTTCATGGGTGAGTTCTGGTGGTGGAGTTGATATCTCCTCTAATCAGGTCATCACTGGAGCTAAGACATTCAGCAACGGTATCTTCCTGAGTTCGACTGCCAAGATTTCTGGCAGCGGAGTAAGCAAGAATATTGAACTTGCGCCGACGAATGGGTCTGGTGTCGCAGCTAATGCGATGACCTTATCCAGCACCGAAACAGAGGTATTGAATACCCTGGAATTCAGTTCCGTTGGAACCGACGCAAAGACCGTAGTCGCAACCCTAGCGGATGCCCAGACCCTAGCAGGAGCAAAGACCTTTACTAGCAACCTTAGACTAAATGTCTCAGGTGGTGGTAAGATCTTTGCGGATACTTCTACGGATTCCGTCGCAGTATCAAATGATCTATTCATTCAACCAAACCTATCATCTTCTGGTAGATCTATTAGGTTGTTTACAAATAGTTCAAATCTGGCAAGTACTGGCATTTCGATTAGACCAAAGAATGGCAATAACGTTGGTGATCTAAACATCGACGGAACAACCAGAGTAAGCGGAGACCTAATTGTAACTGGAGCAATCCAGACTTCTGGCTCACTTGCGGCTGCGTCTGTTTCCATCGGTAGTTTTAAATCAGAAAACGGAGCAGCCGATCAAAACCTCACAACCGCTCCTACCTCACTCTCCACGCTCAGCTTTACTGTTACCGAAGACACCTCTACCTGGACAAATTCCACGGTAAATGTCACGAATAACGGAAGTGTTGCAATTAACTTCTTCTATAGACGGGAACAGTGGACTGGTTCTGAGTATGCTTTTGTTGTGCGTAAGATAACACTTAATGGCAACTCAGCTTGTTCGTTGGGTGTCACAGCTGGTACCTACACACAAGTAACAGGTACTGGCTCCACTGCTATTGTTGGTGGTAGACCCACTAGCATGGCACTGGCTGGTGTCACCAACTCACCAATTGTATGTACTATTTCATTGGCGGGTTCCTAATGGAAGTTCAGACAAACCCCTTAACTGTGGAGCAACTATTGCTTGTAGTCGGTGTCTTATTGATTCCTGCTTTAAGTGGTGTATTTTGGCTTAGTTCGAAGATATCATCTCTCGAGTCTGAGATCAAATCCATGAAGGATATAAAGACACTGGAACACGAAACCGTAATGACTAGAGTAACTCGTCTTGAAAAACACGTACACGATATTCGTAATGTTCTTCAGACACTGACCCTAGCGATGGTTAGGAGTGACATTGATGTTTCTCAGGACTCTAATAACAATAAGTAGTGTGTTTTTGTGTTCCTGTTCCTCAGTCGAGCAAATACAGAGAAACTCAAACACAATTCGCTCTCTTGCACAGGACTCAAAGCAAAACTTTGAGAAGATCTATGAAGCAGCAATCGCAGTCCCAGTCAGACTTGAGGAAATCAAGAACCGATCCTATCAAGGGATTTCGGAACAGACCGAGATCATTGCGAAAACCGAAGGAATCATCGAGGCGACTTCGGGGGTAGTAGATACCGTACCGTGGTGGGCCAACATGATCGAAGTATCTATGGTGGCTATTGCCATCATTGGTGTGGTCGTGTTGCTGTGGTACACTGGTCTTGGAACATTACTGCGAAAGCTAATTGGTTTTGTTCCTGAGGCGAAGAAACAGGAAGCAAAGCTTCTTGATGAGGCACTAAGCGGGGATACATCCCTGCGCGAAACCATCGCATTCCTGAGGGCAAAGGATCCAGTATTGGATACTGCATTCCAAAGGAGGAAGAGTGCCAAACTATAAACGTATAATTCCGCGGCAGAATGCAACCACGATTGGTGGCATAAGTCGCATGTACCTCAATGCCGATGGCGATATCGTCGTCGAATATGAATCTGGCAATATCGTTGTCCTTGATACAAACGGAACTCCTGGTGGTGGTGAACTGTCCCTTGATGGTGACTTTGCGCCAGACACACAGACCGTTGATAGGGATGGCGGAGATGCTGGAACAACGGGTACAACAGACATTAATTCTGGTGGCTCATTTGAGTCGCTTTAACAGGAGACACTGATGCCATTTGACATCATCAGAATCCGTAGGGATACCCTAGCAAACTGGACTTCAGTGAATCCAACGCTTGCCCTAGGTGAAATATCCTATGACCTAACCAGCGATCAGATTCGCGTAGGTGATGGTACAAACGCATGGCTGGATCTTCCTCCAATAGGAAACTCAGCCATTGCAGACGGAGATAAGGGAGATATCGTCATCTCTGGTAGCGGCACCACATGGTCGCTAGATTCAGCCTTGATGGCTACGATCAACGGTAAACTGGATAGCGGTCCGCTGGATGGCGGTACCGCTCCAACGCTTGATCAACAGATTCAGCTTAGACGAGACATAACGACCAACTGGCTTGGCGTTGTCCTAAATGCTGGTGAAATTGGATATAACTCATCGCTTAACGAGATTCGTATAGGTGATGGTACATCAATCTGGCAGGATCTTGATCCAATCGGAATGCCCAAACTTCCATCATTGAGTCTCGAGCAGCTGTTTGATGTTGAGTTTCCAGATACAGCTCCAGCTCAGAATGAAGTTCTAACGTTTGATGAAACTTTTGGAGTGTGGACCAATCTCCCCATTCCAATGCAGTCAATCAGTCTAAACGACCTAACAACCGTAACACTTACGGCACCACAAAACACGGAGATCCTACAGTTCAATGGAACTCAGTGGGTTAATGCCCCTGGTCCAGTCTCAAGTACAACCATTCCTCTTGGTTCAAAGGGTGAACTTACTGTTGTTGGCCAGAACGATTGGCAAATCAACGACGGTGTTATTACGCAGGATAATCTAAATCTAGCTCTTCCCGTGAATCCGCAGGACGCAGCTACCAAGGATTATACCGATGCCATCGTTGGTCTTGTCATTGCAGCAAATGTAACTGAAGAACTGGATCAAGCAAACGGCATTGCCGTGCTAGACAGTACCCGTAAGGTAGCTAGACTACGGCTTGGAGATGGTTTCCCATCATCATCCAACTTCCTACGGGGAGACGGTAACTGGACTAT